TATATAGAAATTACAAATGAAAACGGGGATTTATATTTTTTCAATGATTTAATCATGATGAAAAATGTAGAACATTGTTTTGGATCAGAAGTTCAAGGTAAAAAGATTTTTACAATTTATGATTCAAATAAAAGTATTATTTTGTTCCGTATAGCCTCTATTTAAATAAAAGTTATGAAAGATATATATTACGCTGTTATTTCAGGTACAATAGGTGATACAATTTGTGCTACACCAAGTCTTAGAAAACTATACCAAGTTTATCAAAGAAAAATAAATGTAGTATCCCAACCAGATTCTAAATCAGTGTGGATTAACAATCCTTATATTGATAAAATATATACATTTCCAGAATTTGTTAATGATTTCAAAGGGGATAAATCAGTGATCAATTACCATGAAAGTTATGTTTTACCAGGATTACACAATCAATTTGGTATGCAAAGAAAGTTTAATATGGTTGATTTGAGACAAGTTCATGCAAATGATCTTGGAATACAATTATTGCCAGAAGAAATGACATGTGAGTTTTATCCAAATCCTTTTTCAAATTCATTTTCTTTACCTAAAAATTATGTTGTAATTCATCCTGCAACTAATTGGCCAAACAGAACATGGCCACAAGAAAATTGGCAAAAATTAGTAGATTATTTGTCTGAAAAGAACATTTATACGGTAATAACTGGCAAAAATATGGTTCAAACAGAGCCAGGAGTAATTACTGAGAAATTTATAAAACCACTTAATAATTTATATGGCATTGATTTAACTGATAAAGCAGATTTAAGTGATACTTGGTATTTGTTAAATAATGCTAGAATGTTGATTACATTTGATTCTGGACTGCTCCACCTTGCAGGAACAACAGATACATTTATAATGCAATTAGGAAGTGCAAAGAACCCTAAATTTGTAGCACCTTACAGAAAAGGAAATCAAAACTACAAATATTGTTATGTCAAAGGTAATTGTGATTTGTTCTGTACTTCCAATTTAAAATATTCAGTAAGAGAAAGAGATAATATAAATCTGATTCCTTTATTAACTGGCTGTCTTGAAAACAAACCAACTTTTGAATGCCATTCATCTGTTGAAGATGTTACGAGAACAATTTCTTATCTATTTGATAATAATATTGTATAAAAATGAGATTTTACCTTAATTTTTAATATATTATGAAAATTAATACTAATTTTGTTGGAGGTGCGTGTTGTGAAATTTTGGAAGATAATAACAACAAATATTACATTCAGTTTATAGACAAAAAAACTGATAAAATTGTTTATGATGATATCATCCAATCAAACATGTGGGTTAGAAGTGCTTTTTGTTATTTCATTGATTATAAAATTAAAATTATTGATTTTCAAACAAAAAATTTGATTGAACAAATAGATTATGATGCACGTGGTAAAAATGTATACATTTGGTTTGATAGTAATTCATTGGGAGATAATATTTCATGGATGCCGTTTGTAGAAGAATTTAGGATAAAACATGAATGCAATGTGTTTTGTTCAACTTATCAAAATGATATATTTAAATCAATATATCCCTCTATTAAATTTGTTCCACTCGGAACTGAACTTTTTAATTTGTATGCAAGTTATTCAATAGGATGTTTTGACGATACAACTAAAGAAAAGGTTAGTTGGAAATCACTTAATAACCAAGAAATTGCTGCAAATATATTAGGAATTGAATATAAAGAAATCAAGCCGCCACTTGAAGTAATAGATAAAAAGAGAGTAATAAAAGAAAAGTACGTCGTAATTTCAACAAAATCAACAGCGGCTTGTAAAGAATGGAACACGCAATTTGGATGGAGAGACGTTGTATCTTATTTAAATAAAAAGGGATATAAAGTAATAGCAGTTCAAAAAGAACATGATACACTTTTAGATGATAAAGGGCTAGATATTATGTTATGTAATTCCACTGATATGAATCATGTATTAAACGTGGTATATAACAGTGAATTTGTAATTGGGTTGTCTTCTGGAATATCATGGTTAGCATGGGCATTAAATAAACCATGTGTATTGATCAGCGGAATGAGCCTAGAAAAAAATGAATTTTTTACACCATTTAGAATCATTAATAAAAATGTTTGTTATGGATGTTGGAACAATGAACAGTTTAAATTTGAAAGAGGTGATTGGTTCTGGTGTCCAAAATTAAAAGATACAGATAGACAATTTGAGTGTTCTAAATCAATAACAGCACAAATGGTTATAGATAAAATTGACATTCTGATTAAGTAAAAATGTTATGATTATAAAAATAGAATTGACCACAAAATCATTGGGTGACACTATAGCGTCAATTGGTCAGGTTGACAAATATCAAAAATTAACTGGTCATACAGTGCATTTTATAATAAATCCAAATTATATTGATTTATTTGAAACAGTTTATCCAAACCTCAGTTTTGATTTGCCTGTCACTTATGATGAATTTAAACACTTGGATGTAAATCTTAGTCAACCTCTTGAAAAATATGCGGCTGATTTGTTGGGTCTTCCATTTGAAGAAACTTGTGCAAAAATTGCAACTGTAATAAAAGACAGACCATTAAAAGAAAAATATTTCACAATTTCAATTCAGTCAACACATCAGGGAAGATATTGGAATGCAAAAAAAGGATGGAATATTTTATTAAATTTAATAAAACAAAAATATGGACTTACTGCTGTTTGTGTAGATATGCATAACAGTTTTGGATCAAATGGTTGTTTTAATACAATCCCATCATCTGCAATTGATAAAACTGGAATATCCCTATTAGAAGCAACTCATTATATGAATCATGCAGAATTTCATATAGGTACATCAAACGGATTAAGTTGGTTAGCACACGCAGTTGGAAAAAAAGTTGTGTTGATAACAAACGTAACAAAAAAATGGTGTGAATTTACAAAAAATATGATTAGAGTTGATAATGAATCAGTTTGTCACGGATGTTTAAATGAAAAACCATTTGACAGACATGATTGGAATTGGTGTCCTAATTACAAGAATACAAAAAGAATGTTTGAATGTACCACTAGCATATCACCACATGATGTGTTTGAAAAGATAAAAAATAATATTTCAATAATTAAATAAACCCCTATATATTTTATATGTCAGAACCTATCAAATTTACACAACAAGAATTAGATGCATTAAAAAATATTCAATTGAGCTTTCAAGAGAATATTATGTCATTTGGTCAATTGTATCTAGATAAAATGACACTAGATGCAAAAATCAAAGAACTATCTCAAGTTGAATCCAACCTTAGAACCAACTATGAAAAGATTCAAAAAGATGAAGATGAATGGTTAAACTCCATCACAACCAAATATGGTGAAGGTTCACTAAATCTAAAAAATGGTACTTTTATACCAAATCCTAAGTAAACTTTTACAATTATCAGGAGCGCTGCGCTTTTTATATTGCGGTTGCTTTATTATTATAATAAATGCTTAATGCTTTTTTATATATAAATGTTGCGCTTTTAATATATGCTTTTTATACATTTAAGTCAACTTATTTTAACCTCCTGATATTTATTTTATTATGATCAAACTTAAAGCGCTTCTACCTGAAGTTTGGGATGCTAACCTCCTGGAGCAATCTGAACCATTTATTGTATTTTGTGACATGGATGGTGTGATGTGCAATTTTGATTTACAATTTGCTCAAATGATAGGATCATCACCTAAAGAATTTGAATCTCAATATGGCACTTTAAAGTTTTGGGATGCAATTGCTGATAAAGGTGAATTGTTTTGGTCAAGCATGCAAAAAATGCCTGATTTTGATCAACTTAAAGCTGGTATAGTTAAAATTGTAAATGATAACAATCTAGATCTACAAGTTTTAACAAGCACTAGCGGTAACTGGATTCTTAAAAACCACCCAAGAGAAGAAGCTAAAGATATCATTAGAAATATAGAAAAAGGTAAATTACAGTGGTTAAGTAATCATTGGTCTGGCTTAAAAGTTAACTTCAGCGGTTCAGGTAGAGGAAAAGGTAAGTTTGCTAAACCAAATAGCTGTTTAATTGATGATTTGCCTAAAAATGTAGAATCATTTGAAACTGCTGGTGGTAAAGGTATTATACATACAAATGCGTCAAGTACATTATCTGGTTTACAATTGTTAATAAATCAATTGCCAGAATCATTTGGTTATAGTTATTCTAATATATGAAAGTAAGAATCTATAATAATACTCTAAATCCAGCTCTTTGGGATGGTTTAAAACTAAAACCAGATGTAGCTGAATCTTTAAAGTCTATAGGACAGTCCTTCTACAAGGATACAGAATTAACCGCTCCAATTAAAGATATTATAATGGTTGGCAGCAGCGCAAATTATAACTGGTCAGATTTTAGTGATATTGACATTCATATAGTCATAGATTTCAAAGACGTATCTGAAGATGTAGAAATGGTTGAAAAGATGGTAAATGCCATTAAAGGTAAATGGAATGAAGACCATGACATTCATGTTAAAGGATTTAACGTTGAAGTATACATTCAAGACATTTCTAAGAAAAATAGATCCACTGGAGTTTATTCATTGTTAAATAACAAATGGGTGACTGAACCAAAGAAGGAGAATTTTGAATTGGATAAAGAACAAATTCAACAAAAATACAGTGATATGGTGTTGAAAATTAAAAATGCACTAGAATCTGAAAGTTTGGTTAAGTTAAAGAAAGTTTTGAAAGATTTGTATGATATGAGAGAAGTTGGGTTAAACAAGTCTGGAGAATTTAGTACAGAGAATATTGTTTTTAAAGTATTAAGATCCAGAGGTCACCTAGATAAACTCAGAAATGGTATCAATCAGATATTTGATAAAAAGGCTAGTTTGAAAGAATCTTGAGGAAATATTTGCCGTGGCCGCAATCCCAAATTCTATCATAACCATTATTTTTCATATTTTCCCATTCACTTAATGAATGGTTGTATATTTTTAATATTTTTTCTAATTTGTGTTTTTGAAAACTCATGCGGTGTCTGATATCTTTATAATTATTTATAAGATAATGATAATTAGGTGGTGTATGACTTACAAAATTGAATCCTAAAGTTTCATATATTTTGCCGGTAAAATATCTTCTGTCACTATAACTTACTATATTTTTTGGATTATAATGTTTGATAAAATGTTTTAATAATTTACTTGCACCACCATTAACTGTAGTATTAATTGCATTACAAAATCTAACTAATTCCCAATCACTTGTTTTATCAAAACGGGAAGTTTTTCTAAATGTCATAATACTAACCATATCATTTTTGTTATACAATCCTAATTTAACTGTGGACTTATCTTCACCTTGTAAATGATTGTCATTTAAAAACTTATTTTTTTCAGTTTCATTTACTTCTTTAATAATGCAATCTCTAGCATTAATTTTAAATAGTGTATTGGTTTTCAACAGTGTTTTGACAATTGATTTTACAATTTCTGTTTTATTGATCCACTCATTTTCAAAAATATGAATTAGTGATATACCATAAAAACTACAAGATTTTGTTTTATTCAAATGATAGTTTTTATTGATACCACCACCGTTTTCACTGTGCCAGTATAATCCATCAATTTCAAACGCAATTTTTAATTCTGGAATATAAAAATCCAATTCTTTGCCATTTAATACTGTTCTATCATTTCTTTTAATAACAGCATCTTTTGGTAAAATTTCTTGTAAAAAATTGTAAAAATGATTTTCAACAGTAGTGATTTTTTCTGGATGACAATAATCACAAAACAAGTTGTTTAAGTTATAAACCGTAGATTCTAATGTTTTATTGCATACGTCACATTTGAATTTATAAATGTTACTAAAGTGATAACCTTTGTAATCCACCTCATCACATAGAAATTGTAATTTGTTACTATTACAGTAATTTACTAGAAATTCATAGTGGTTTGATTTCTTAGTAACTGATCTTTTATCTAAGACAGATTTTATCTTGGCTGCATTGTCCACTCCATATCTATCCATCATAGTAGATTTTATTTTTTCTACATTTATATAACTTTCAGATCCATATTTTAGTAGAAGAGTTTGTTTTACCTTCTCTTTATATTCAGGCAATTTACTGTAACTATCAACTCCATATTTTTTAACAATTGCAGATTTAAAATTAGATTTTACAACATCTGTAGTCATTGGGTGACCACCATATTTTTCATCAAAAGTCTTTTTTTGACCATCAATTATCTTTTGTTTTGTTGAATTATCACTATTACTACATTTCTTGCTACAAAAGATCTTTGGTTTGCTTACTCTACATTCAAACAAATTATTACAATGTTTACAATTTAGAGATAACCAGTTTTTTGAATTTTTAGATCTAGCCATAATTGGAGTTTGGTTTGTATAGAGTATAACTATTTAAAAATTAAAACACAATTTAAAAAAAAGTACTTTTAATTTATATTTATTATTACAACAACTAAATAAGGATTTAAAAATTTATGGCAGATCTACTAAACAGTAATGAAATATTCTTTACACAATTTGAACCAAAAGTCAAAAATAGGTTTCTATTGTACTGTGATGGTATTCCAAGTTTCTTGATTAGAAAAGTCAAGAGACCAACAGTAACCAGTGAAAAGAAGACATTGGATCACATCAACATCCAACGTTACTACAAAGGCAAAACCACATGGGATAACATTACAATGGAATTGTATGATCCAATTGTACCATCTGGTGCTCAAGCAGTAATGGAATGGGTACGTTTGAGCCATGAATCCGTAACTGGCCGTGATGGTTATAGTGACTTCTATAAGAAGGATCTAACCGTCAACGTTCTAGGTCCAGTAGGTGATAAAGTAGAAGAATGGACATTAAAAGGTGCATTCATCACCAGTGCTGACTTTGGTGAAATGGATTGGACTGATAGTGGTGATCCAGCAACCATTAGTTTGACTCTATCTGTAGATTACTGTATTCTACAATACTAATAAAAACAAAAAACTTATCCTTTTTAAACTCCTTGATAAAACAAGGAGTTTTTTTATGTACATTAACAATTAAGTACTATATTTATATAACATGAACTTGAAAAGCGTAATTGGAATATATCCTGGTAGATTTCACCCACCACACAGAGGTCATTTAAATGCCTTTAATTTTTTAAAGTCAATAACTGGAAATGACACCTACGTTTCCACAAGCGGTAAAGTAGAATTACCAGATTCTCCACTTACATTTGGTGAAAAACAACAAATCTGGGTAAGACACGGTGTAGCACCTGATCATATTGTACAAACAAAGAGTCCCTACAAATCATTAGAAATTACACAGAAGTATGATCCAGACAAAACCAGTGTAATATTTGCATTGGGTCAAAAAGATGCAGAAAGACTAAAAGTAGATCAAGGTGGTTATTTCAAGTCATTCAAGGGAGACACAAACCAATTAGACCCTCTTAGTAAGAGTGGATATGTACTGATTATACCAGAAAGTCAAACCATGGTTGATGGTAGAATTTTAAGCGGTACCGCCGTAAGACAAATGTTGGGATCAGACAAATATACAGACGCACAAAAAGAACAGTTTTTTAGATTTATCTTTGGATGGTATGATATTGCTTTATTTAAAGATTTGACACAGAAGTTTAAGTACAATAAAGTCAATGAAAGCATTGAATCTAAGTTGAAAAGAATAGTCTCTATTCTAAAAGAAGACCCAGTTAAAGATACTACCAAAAAAACAAAAGCTGCTTTTGTTAATCAAAGAAGAGCTGAATTAAAAGAAAAAGAAGATAAGTTAAAAGATGCAAAAGATAGATTATCCAATTTATCTAAAACTCAAGTAACATCAACAGATGCGGTTGATTTAGCAAAACAAAGAAAAGATGCTCAAGATGCAGTTAAAAGTGCAGAAGAAGAAGTAAAACAAGCTAAAGTATACTTGTCTGCTGCTCAAAAAGAATTGTCTGCGGTATCAATCTAAATAAAATAAATCAAATATTTAGATTCTTTTATATATATGTGTACAAGTTATACATTTTATGGAAGAAAATTTCACAGTACCAATTACAAGACCACAATCTTTTCAAGCACCATGACTGCTAAAGAAGAAGATATTCTTACCAGTGAAAATCTTATTAAAAAAGGTGTTGTTTTAGATAAACTACTTGAATCTTTGATTGTTGATAAGTCAATTAAGATTGAAAATATATTGATTGGTGACAAAAATGCATTGTATGTTGCTGCAAGAAGATTGGCATATGGTGATAGTTATGGTCCTGTAGGTGTAGTTTGTAAGAATTGTAGAGAAGAATCAAAGATTGACATCAATCTATCTGAATTGAAAGACAAAGAATTTGATGCCAATAAATTCACAAAAGGTGAAAATAATGTCAGTTTTACTCTTCCATATTCAAAAAAGTTAGTTACTGTTAAATTGGCCACTTCATTAGAAGAACAACAAATTGAAAATGAGTTGAAATCTATATCTAAGTTAAACAAAGGTGGTCAAAGTGCAGAAATTACTACTAGATTGAAACATGTAATTACATCAATTGACGGTAATACTGACAAAGCATTTATCAGAAAGTTTGTTGATACTGAACTTTTATCAAGAGATAGTATTGAGTTAAGAAAGTTTATCCGTCAAAATTCACCTGATTTGGACATGACATTTAATTTTACTTGTCCTAACTGTAACTCTGAGGATAGATCGGAGGTACCGATGACGGTACAATTTTTTTGGCCTAACAGCTGAATATAAACTGTTTGTACATAAACAGATATTTGAATTAGGTTATTATTCCCAAGGAGCATTTGATCAAAACATTGGTTACAACTTACCAGTGTTTTTGAGGAACTTTTATTACAAGTTACTGGCTGATACAAAGATGAAAGAATCAGAAGCAATGGACAAATCCACTTCAAAAGAATCTCCAAAAACAATTAAAAGATAGTTTAAAGTTCATATTTTATATATTTATTGT